GGTTCGCCAAAAGTGTTGATGGTTGGTGCAGCAGGTAAGCAGAAAGTGTCGAGCTTTGCAGGTATTGCTGCACAGCGCTACATGGCTCCAGCCGATGCTCCTACCACCATTATTGGTGCGGCTGACGTGTACCTGTCGGACTTCGGTTCGGTCTCTGTTGTTCCTAACCGTTTCATGCGTGCAAGCGATGCTTTCGTGCTCGATCCTGAGTACGCAGCAGTTGCCTACTTGCGCCCATTCGCAACAAACGAATTGGCTAAGACAGGCGATAGCGACAAGACTCAGATTCTCGCTGAGTTGACGCTTGAAATGCGTAACGAAGCAGCCCACGGCTTGGTCGCTGACCTGAACATGGCGCTGTAATCTCAACTTGAGATAGGGGTAGGGCTTCGGCTCTACCCCACCACTAGGATTATGAAAAAACTATTTAATGTTGACACCGAAGTAGGTAGACATACGGTAGCCCACGATGACGGAGATGGTGGACTAATCCTTGAAACTAAGCAGGATATCTCGCATATCCTAGAAGCAAATAAACGGGACTACAACAATATTACGTCTGTAGACCGTTGGGGTGACTTAACGCATATAGCTCGTATACCTTACACGGTCATTGATGACCTGAATAGAAAGGGTATTATGAGAGGGTTCGCAGTTGTTGACCAAAGCGCATTTGCCGCTTTCCTCAACAATCCTGAAAACCGATACTTGCGTGTGCGCCCAGGGAATGTATGAAAATAGCTATATGTGTACCATGCCGTGATAGCGTTATGTCGGGGTTTGCCTTTGACCTAGCTAATATGGTTGGTTATACAACAAGACACACAGAACACAAGATAACGCTTTTACAGATGCCAGGCACGCTGATCTTTACCCAAAGGGAGAGGTTAGCAGAGGAAGCCCTAGCAGACGGTGCAGAGGCAATCTTGTGGATAGATTCAGATATGCGGTTTCCGGTTAATACACTAGAAGTGATGTTAAGCCGGAAAGTACCCATCTTAGGTGTAAATGCCACAACCCGTAGAGAGCCGATTATCCCAACAGCGGGGCAGTTGGAGATGAAAGACGGGTTAGCGACATTCCGCAAGGTAGAAAGTAGAGGAAAGCAAGGGATAGAACAGGTGACAGCCGTAGGGTTTGGCGTGACGCTTGTTAAATCTCAGGTATTTAGGGAAATCCCTAAGCCTTGGTTTAACATCATTTGGAAAGATGATGGCGATATTATTGGTGAAGATGTGCATTTCTGCGTTAAGGCGCTAGATTTCGGGATAGAAACTTATGTCGATCACGACCTAAGTCCGTTAATCAAGCATATAGGCACAAAAGAATACGGATGGGATGACGTAAAACATGGCAATAACAACATACAGCGACCTGCAAAGCACAATCGCAAACTATCTCGCAAGAAGTGACCTAACGGCTCAGATTCCGGACTTTATCCGGTTAGCCGAGACCCGCTTGCGTAGGGATTTGCGTGTTCGGCAGATGATGAACGCAGCCACTACAAGCACTACAGGTGGAGATGCTACCGTAGCCCTGCCTAGTGACTTCCTAGAGGTGCGTGATCTGGTGTTGTTAACCAACCCTGTTACGCCATTGAATTACATCTCCCCATCCGTATTTTCTCGTAATGCTCGTGTAACTGAATCAGGCAAGCCAACCGATTACACAATCTTGGCTACCGAGTTTAAGTTTGCACCCGTGCCGGATTCTGCGTACACGATTGAGATTCTCTATTACGCAGCACCAACATTCTTATCTAGTACAAACCCTAGTAACGTATTCTTAGCTAATGTGCCTGACCTGTTGCTTTACGCATCTTTGGTTGAGGCAGAGCCATACCTTATGAACGATGCACGGATTCAGGTATGGGCAGCTATGTACGACAGAGGTTTGGCATCAACAAATACTGCGGACGAATCGGCACAATATAGTGGCGTTCCGCTTACAATGACACTTACAGCGAGGTAAACATGGCTGCTCTTAGCAATTACTTGGAAAACGCACTTATCAACGGTACTTTGCGTGCTACGTCTTATACAGCACCTACGACCGTTTATGTAGGATTGTTTACCTCTGACCCTACGGACGCAGGTTCGGGTACGGAAGTATCAGGCAACGGATATGCCCGTAAGTCAGCTACTTTTGGCGCACCATCTAACGGTGCAAGCGTAACTAGCGCAGACATTCAATTCGACCAAGCAACAGGCTCATGGGGCACAATTGGTTGGTTTGGCATTTTCGATGCATCTACATCTGGCAACCTTATGTATCACGGTGCGCTTACAACAAGCAAGACGATTGATACAGGCGATGTATTTAAGATTGCAGCAGGTAGCTTGACCGTTACGTTGGCGTAATTATGGCTGACGTATGCGGACCATTTACGCTCGAAGGACTCGATCAGTTTGGTACGCTAGATAGCTTAAGATTTTCACTTGATAGCACAGTATGGACTTCCGCTAACACTTGCATACTAGAGTTTAGTTCAAGTGTCACAGGAACAGCGCAAGCAATTGCAAATGCTGTCCGTATATTGGCAGGTGCAGGGAGTATTAGCGGAAGCGCTACGGTCTCCGGCACGCCTATCCGTGTCCGTATGTCTAGCGCAAGTGTATCTGGTAGCGCTACGGTATCAGGCAATGCAATCCGTATGCGATTGGCTACGGCATCCATTACTGGTATTGGATCGGTAACTTGCTTAGGCGGCGTACAGTACGAGGGTAGCGGATCAGCAAATGGCATTGCAAGCGCCTATGCGACCGCAGGAGCGATTCGTAGCGCAAGCATGAGTATTACCGTGTTCGGTACTGTTGTGTGCGCTGGCGAGCGTTTAGGCGAGAATTGGACGGACGAGACTTTCGGGTCTAACACATGGACAGAAATACCAGCGGGGTCTAATACATGGACTCCTGTGGCTCAGGGGAATAATACATGGCAGAGAGTAGGATAAATCTAGGCGAATGGATGCCGGATCAGCCTGGCTTGGCTGGCAATCTTACGGAAGCCAAGAACGTAATCCCTATGGGAGTTGGTTACGGTCCATTCACCTCAGAAGTTAACTTATCGCAAGACGCATCCCAAAACATCTTAACCGTGTTTGCAGGTAAGTTTGCTGGCACGACTACGCTATTTGGCGCAGGTGCAACAAAGATATTTAAGTTTGACTCAACAGACGCAACAATGGACGATGTGTCCCGTACCGCTAGTGCGTACACAAGTACGGATCGGTGGTCTTACACACAGTTCGGTCGGGTAATTATTGCGGCAAATGGTACAAACAAGCTGCAAGGTTGGACGCTTAACTCGTCTACTAACTTTGCTGATTTGTCTGCATCTGCTCCGTCTGCATCTTTTGTAACGGTTGTGCGTGACTTTGTGGTGGCGGCTAAGACTGCATCTAACGCTAACCGTGTGTTGTGGTCTGATATTAACGATGAGACAAATTGGACTTCCGGTCCTACCTCTCAGTCGGATTATCAGGACATACCGGACGGCGGAGACGTACAAGGCATCCGTGGTGGTGAGTTCGGTCTAGTGTTCCTTGAGCGAGCCATTGTGCGTATGTCCTATATTGGCGCGCCTTTGTTCTTTCAGTTTGACACCATTTCTCGCAACTTGGGATGTTACGAATCACGGTCAATTGTGCAGTTCGGACCTATCTCGTACTTCCTTGCGGATGATGGTTTCTACGCTTGTGACGGACAGAATGTAATACCTATTGGTGCTGAGAAAGTAGACCGATTCTTCTTTGCAGATGCTAACCCGTCACTTATTAACCAAATGTCTAGCGCCGTTGACCCGATTAACAGCCTAGTTATTTGGTGCTATACAAACGTATTCGGCTCTAAGTCATTGCTGATTTATAACTGGCAAACAAAGAAATGGACGCACGCAGACACAAGCGCAGACTATATCGCTACGGCTGCTAGTGCCACGATTACCTTGGAAGGCTTGGACGCATACGGCACGATGGACAGTCTGAGCACGAGCTTGGATTCTCGCCTATGGGCAGGTGGTAAAGTCCTATTGGCAGGTGCGGATGGGGCTAAAATTATCACTTATACGGGTCAGCCTAAAACGGCAGATATTGAGACCGGAGACTTCCAAGCAGGTCCGCAATCTATCGTTAAGTTAGCTCGTCCGCAGGTGGACAATGGTTCGGCAGAGGTGGCTGTGTTCTCTCGTAATAGGCTAGATACCGAGGTAATCTTTGGTGCTACCACAGCGGCAAGCACAGAAAACCGTGTTCCGCTCAGGTCTACAGGTGCATACCATAGGCTGAAACTTGTTCCAACAGGCGCTAATTGGTCTCGTGCTGCGGCAATTGATGTAGACATTACCCCAATAGGCAACCGATAATGTTTAGAGTTTTACCTCCGTTTGGTGGCGACCCAAGAGCTACGGCTGAGATTGTCAACGGCATTATGAACGGTAAGACGAATAACACGGGGTTGGTAACTCTAGCTACAGGTAATGCCACTACAACCACTATAAATGACGCTAGGATCGGCGCAGACAGCTTAATTATCCTAGTTCCGGTATCTGCTGCTGCCGAGGCTGATTCAGCGCCTTATGGCTCGTTTCAAAGCCTTGCAGACCAAACTGCTGCGGCGGCTAATACAGAGTATCAAGTAACTTACGACACGACAGACTTTTCTAATGGTGTCGCTGTTACCAATAACTCTAGGATTCAGGTTAAGAGCTACGGCATTTATAACTTTCAGACAAGTATTCAGCTAACTAACTCTGACTCACAAGCCCATGCGGTAAGTATTTGGTTTAAGAAAAACGGGACTGCAATTGTAAACAGCAATTCTGAGTTGTCTATTCCGTCACGGCATGGCAGCACAGATGGTCGGGCTATTTTTGCTGTTAACTTTTATTTTGAGTTACAGGCTAACGATTATATCGAGATGGCTTGGTCGGTAGAAAGTACAACAGTAAGTTTGCAATACATCCCCACGCAGACAACGCCTACACGACCTGCTACACCATCTGTTATCGCAACAATGCAATATGTAGCTCCGGCTGCGTCAACAAATGTATACGTTTCATCACAAACGAATGGAAGTGCAACCCTTTCACATTACGCCAATAACACGGCAGATAAAACCTACGGATATGTGGTTATCGGATGAGATATGAATACGTCACGCAGCCCACGCTCAAACAGCATTGGGACTTTATTAAGTTTGGACTCAACAAAATCTTACGGAAATCGCCGGAGGATTGGATACCGGAAGACGTATATGCCAAAGCGGTCTATCAGCAAGCGCACATTTGGTTGGTT